AAAGAAAAAGTAGCAGGACAAGGTGGTATTGAAGAAATAGGTGTAGATGACAAAGAAGCAGCATCTATTACAAAAATGAAAGAAAAACGAGATGATAAAGCTAAAGCAAAGACAATAGAAGTATTAAAAAATATATCAGGTGGTATTAAAAACATGGCGTCAAGTCTAACGGGTGCCTTATCAGTTACAGCAAAAGGAATTGGAATAGGTATTGCATTCTTTGCATTATCTGCATTTCTAAAAAGTGATATGTTTAGAACAATATTAGACATGCTTGTTGATTTTGTTTTTGATTTAGGTCAACTATTTACAGGTCAAATAAGCTTCTACGAAGCATTTAAAAATAATATGACATTATTTACAGCAGCTTTTGCTTTTATAATTACAAAATTTTTAGTTCCCGCTGTTGTAGGTTTTCTTAAATTTAAGACATTAATGATAGGTACTTTGATACCAGGAATATCTGCATTTTTTTCTAGTATGGTTGCAGCAATGAGTGCTTTGCTTGCACCTCTGGCTCCCCTTTTAATACCTATTGCTGCTATTGCAGCTGGATTTTTTGTATTAACAAAAATGATTACCTCTTTTAGAGATAACTTTGACAAGGCAAATGAAGAATTTGGATTCTTTGGTGCAATTGGAGTGAGTTTATTAGATACAATAAGAGATATGTTTGTAAGTTTATTAGAATTTTTAGATATCTTTGGTTTGATTCCTGATGATTTTATTGAATATATGAAAAATATTGATATATTTCAAGGATTAAGAGATGTAATAGAGTGGGTAGGTAATTTCTTTGGTGGTTTGAGTGACATGATATCAAATGCCATTGGTAGTCTGGTACCTGATTGGGTTAAAAAATGGATACCTGGTACAGATGCCTCTAAAAAAAGAAAAGGTGATGTGGAGGCTGTTAAAAAACAGCAACTAGCTTTAGAAAGTGGGGTTTCTGGTGTACATGATGTTAAAGGTGTAAATCTAGATAAATTAGCAAAAGAACAAGCAGAATTAGAAAAAAAGAGAGTTGCAACAACTGTTGTAAATAATGTCACTACAAGTCAAAATAATGTAGCAGGGGATACTATAAAACAAGATAGGTCTACATTATATGTACATAGTGGGAATAACGCATTCACAAATACTGCATAAAAAAAGGTGCCCCCTTTCGAAGGCACCTATAATATAATATAAAATTAGTTATCTGCTAATTTTTCAAAATACGCCAATGTATCATCTTCCTCAACCACAGGTGTTGAAACCTTTGTAGTTGCAGGTTTTGTATCAACCTTTGGGGTTTCTACTACATCATTTATTTCATCAGCGACATTACCAACTTTTACAGTACCAGAAAGGACTGCATCAAGTCTGGTTTTTAACTCATCATAAGACTTAAAGTTCGTTGGTGCAGTAAACTCTTTTAGAGAGTGTTGTGACTTCCAAACTTTATCTGCTTCAGCGTCATCTTCAAAAAGTTTTGAAGGGTCTTCGAATTCAGATTTATCATAGTTCCAAAAACCATCTACTTTTCTTATTTTTAATTTGAAGTTAGCACCTTCCCAAAAATCAAATGGGTTTATTGCCTTTTCATCTTCAAACTCTGGTGACATTGCTGCAGTAATCTTATCAAAGATTTTCTTACCGAAACGGAACAAGAATACTTTACCTTCATTCTCGGGATGTTTTGTATCACTTACAACATAAATGTTCGAGAAGTATTGTAATTTTCTTTTCTGTTTACGAGCAATCTCTTTATCAGATTCAAGACCTGTATTCCACAATTTAGTATTGTGTTCAGACACAGGGTCTTTTTGATTGAGTGTTGTTAAAGAATTTTCTATGTACCATTGACCTGTTGGGCCTTGAAATGCATGGCTCCAAACTTTTGCCCATGGTAAATCTTCACTTTCACATGAAGGTAGAAAACGAATAACTGCATAACCATTACCAGATTTATCTAGTTCTGGCTTCCACAGCCTGTCATCTACATAGGATTTCTTTTCTTGGGAATCAGATTCACCTTTTGCCGCGTCTAGCAACTTATTAAGTGAATTACTTGATTTTAGACTATCTATTGTCATAGTATTTACTCCGTATGTTATTATATTATCGTATGTTTATATGTGTATCTTTCGATACATAACTATTTATAATAGTTAATCTTGCTACTATACTATATTTGACATCTTTTGTCAAGGTCTTTATAGGTAATACTTTTAACATTATTACAAACTAAAGGACTAGCATCTTCTTTTACTACCCAATAGAATTGTGTTTCTGGGAAGTCTTTAAATACTTGTATTAATTGTGTAGTCCAATTATCAGTATTGAATCCTTTTGATGTTTCTGATAGATAATTCTTTGTTCCTTTATAAATGTTATTAATAGGTTCATCATATTCACTTAGGTCAAATCCTAACATGTATACTTCATCAGCACCCTCTTGACATGCTAGATATATAGCAGTTGCACCTGCACACCATTCTCTAGGATACTCAATGTATTCAACACTATCATTTTCTTTCAACCATGTAATATACAAACCCACATTTGTATAACATTTATTCTTACAGTCTTCTTTATCTAAATGAGGAAACTGATTTATCATTTCTTCATAATTTTTTTCTGCAGTTTCTCTTTCTTTACCTTGAACCACGCAAGATGCAATATCACCTTTGTCTGTTTCGTGTATATCCATTGGTGTATAATTCATCTTTAAAAATTCTGGGTCAAAATCTTCTAGTATTGCCCAATCAGCAAAATGACATCTATTTTCTATTGCGTAGCCAGACTGATATATCTCTTGTTGTACTCCATAATCTATTGCAATAAGATTATCTACAACGGCATCTCTATATATTGCATTACAACCCCATGTTGTAAATCCCTTATATTTTTTGGTTATATCCCAAACTTGTCTAGATTCACCATTTCCATAAATTAAACTTTTCATGATACTTTAATGTTTGTCACTTTGTCTGGTGCAAATCTATTTTTAATATCTGTTTTTGCTTCCTTTTCAGTTAAATGTTTAGACGCATAAACAAAAGTTGGTTTACCATTTAATGTTAATGTATATTTTTTATATTGTGATTCTTCATTCATAATATCAACTCCTTTAAAACAAATTTAAAATTTGTAGAATCAAATTTTAAAAAACTTTTATAATCATTCATAAGTTTAGAAACATCTTTCCATGTATAATCATCTTCAAGTCTTAAATCCCAGACATGACTAAATCTTAATATTGAATCTAATATTACCATACTTTCTAATGATATTCTTTTACCAAGATATTCTTTTAATAATTTAGGATGTTTATTTTCAGATACCGCAATAAGTTTTGAATCTAATATGGGTTCCATTTCAGATTTAAATGTATAACTTAAACTTTGTATCTTCTTTTTCCATTCTGTATAATTTTCTTCATGAAATTTACCCACCCAACCATTAGGATGTTTTAAAAAATTAGCAAGTAGATAATCTTGTATATCTTCTTTACTCTTATACTTACGAGTTAATTTAACAAAAAAAATTCTATCATTCCTTTTATAAAATGAATCTCTTGACACTTTAGATTTACCATTGTATTTTATAAAGTCATAATCACTTTTGTCAAAATGTGCCTTCATTGCACAGTACATTAAATATGCATCTATTGGTTGCATTATAAGGGTAGTTTTGCTGTCTTAGGTAAGTAATTTAATTCCCTTGCATTAGCTTCAACTTTTTCTTTTAAATTTTTAGTTAATAACTTTGCTGTAGTCACAGGTTCAATTCCCATTTTATCACAATAGATAGATATTGCTTCTAGATGTGTACATCTTTTATCAAATGCAATCTTTTCTATTTCTAATGAAAATGTTTTTGGTGTGTGTACTGATATATCACTCATATTTCTAGAACTCCATTTCCTTTGTTTACTAATACTTTTACTGCAGAATTAAAATGTGTTTTCCCTGTAATTTGACATACATGTTCTTTCATCTTATCATAGATACCTACTCCGTCCTGCATAACTGTTCTTTTAACTTTATCTGAATTATAACCCATGTACTCTATAACTTTTTTAGGAAATGTTTTTTTATCTGGTCTAGCAAAATCATAGTGTAAATCATTTACCCACCTAATTCTATCATCTTTATATGCCATAACTGCATTTGCTCCTAACTCTTTTGCCACTATTTCAAATAAATGACCTGAACCTTTATGAAAACTTTTGTTTGGGTCTGTTGAATTCATATAATATAATTGTTTACATCTTGTTTTTGCTTCTGATTTACTAATGTTATATCTATGTGCAACTCTATCTCTATCCATATAAGGATAAGTATTATGAGAACCTAAAAGTGTATCTGCACCATCACCTTGAATTAAATCTACTTCTTTTACATTTGTTTTTTGTAAACATATAAAAAAAGTTAAATAATAAACTACATCAAAAACTGTTTTTATAGGTTTACCTTGAATTAGATTTAGATTATCAATGACTTCATCCCATGTACAATATATTAATTTATTATTAATATTTAATTTTTCAGCAGTATCTTGTGATACTTTTATATCATCAGTATCTTTTACACAACCTATAGTTATTGAATCTTGAAAATCAAAATATTTGTTTAGAACACCACCTAATAACATTGAATCAACACCACCAGATAACATAAGTGTTGGTCTATTTTCTTTAAATTGAGATTTGTCTTGAATGATTTTTTTTAAATCTTGTATATATCTTTCTGAAGCTTCTTCATATGAATCTGGTAATATTATAGGTCTATTTTCAACAACCCAATCATATTCTATTTTTAATCTTTCTTTGCCAAAATCTAATTTCATAGTGTACCATTATATAAGGTCTTAACAAAAATGTCAAGTGTTATGCACTTTTCTCATCTTGTCTTTCGTACCATTTTTTAGCTTCATCATCCCAATCATCTACACGGACATAACTTGATTCTCTAGGATGACCAACCATATTGACATCAACATCTTCCTCAATACCATCTAAGAAGTTTTGTAATCCTATTCGTTCAATCATTTCACCACATCTTTCATGTTCAAGTGCATTGTCTGCCCAGAAGTCTATTGTCTTTTCTGCTAATTCTACTATATAATCCCAATCTTCTTGTGTTTCTAATTTAATAAATGGTTTAATTACTGTACCCATAAGGTCACCAATTTTTAATGTTCTTTTACCACCCATTAATATTGTTGCACCTTTATCATCGCCTGGATGTA